GGGCCAACCTGGACGGGGCCAACCTGTCCGGGGCCAACCTGTCCGGGGCCTACCTGTACGGGGCCTACCTGGACGGGGCCGACCTGTCCGGGGCCTACCTGGACGGGGCCGACCTGTCCGGGGCCAACCTGGACAGGGCCAACCTGGACGGGGCCGACCTGTCCGGGGCCAACCTGTCCGGGGCCAACCTGTCCGGGGCCAACCTGTCCGGGGCCAACCTGGACGGGGCCGACCTGGACGGGGCCGACCTGGACGGGGCCAACCTGGACGGGGCCAACCTGTCCGGGGCCAACCTGTCCGGGGCCAATCTGTACGGAGAAAAAATTAAAAATACGCCTATTCAAATTGCATGTGGTATGAAATGGTGGATTTGTATAACCGAAAAACATATTCAGATAGGATGCCAGATTCATAAAGCAGAAGAGTGGTTTCTTTTCACAGATAAAGAGATTGAATACATGCACGACGAGGCATTACCGTGGTGGAAAGAAAATAAGGAGATTATTAAATCCCTTTGGTTACATCATACTAATGATTCTTATGTGGAGGAGTTATCGCAATGAAAGTAATTGAGAATAACAAGTTCTATATCGTAACAATGAACGGACATGTTTACGGAAAAGTTCTGCGCATGCAAGAACATACGGCAGTCAACTTCGCACAGGATACGGCCATAAGGCATGACGCTTTTAGGCCATTAAGTTGTGTCGGGAAGAGATTTATACGTAACTTTAAAAAGATTATTATGGAAGTAAAGGAGATTGATTTGGATAGGTGTCCTATAATTTATAAAGTAGAGAATGTTGAGAAGAAACGTATGCGAAAATGAAATGAGTCCGTCGGTTAACTTGAAAGGAGAAGAGTCATGAAAGTAGGAACAGAAATATTATGGAGGTGGAAACACAACAAGCACTGTTATTCAAATGGAATTGTTCGTAATGTCCACGGTATGTTTATAACCGTTGAAGACAGCATTTATTCTTGTGACCACGGGAACTGGCTTGATATGAATGAGTTAGATATTCAAATAGTAAAGGAGTCCGTCGATGACAACAAAGGAATTTAATAATTCTGTGTCTAGGGCAGTAAATAAAGGCAGGTATATTCAAGGAGGAAGTGGTTATTTAGATGACGTTATAAATATGTTTGAAGCAATGGAATCCCCAGAGGGAGAACAGGAACGAGTGCCAACGCTTGACGATATCCATGACCTACAGCACGCAATCTGTAAGCATGAGAAGAGGATATCTGATATCGAAACCGTCCTCTCCCGCCAGTCACCGCCTACGCCGCTGGCGTTGATGGGATTAATTGATAAGTTGAATATACGTATCCAGGCCCTAGAAAACGATACGAAGTCCGACCCGTTCCCGGAGGACATGGACAAGGACACGATAAGGATTTCACGGAAACTTTTGGAAGATTATACTAAAAGCCCTGCAACTATTGCGTTATCAGTTGAAATAGAAAAGGCCCTGAAAATGACCTCCCTCTGCCCGGCGTGTAAGGAGATGAGATGTGGATAATACCGAAGAGTTTGGGATATCTTTTTGTACGGGATATGGTGGCCTCGAAAGAGGACTTAAGCTTGCTGGAGTTAAGCATCGAATCATCGCTCATGTGGAGATCGAAGCCTACGCAGTTGCGAACCTGGTTGCAAAGATGGAACAGGGTCTCATGGTTCCGGCTCCTGTGTGGACGAATCTTAAAACCTTCCCACTGGACAAGTTTCGAGGATGCGTGGACTTCATCACTGCGGGATATCCTTGCCAACCGTTCAGTTGTGCCGGCCAGCGCAAAGGTACAGACGATACAAGACACCTGTGGCCATATATCAGGCGAGCAGTTAATGTTCTGCAACCAAGATGGTGTTTCCTTGAAAACGTCGAAGGGCACGTCACGCTTGGACTCTCCACAGTCATCAGCGACTTGGAAGAAGATGGTTATTCAGTTAAGGCAGGATTGTTTACAGCGGCAGAAGTTGGCGCGCCGCATAGACGAAAGCGGGTATTCATCCTGGGCAACTCCAGACGGTTCTCCGAGGGGGACAAGGGCGCAAGACCTTGTGGACGGGAAGTCAGCGATAAGACGGGAATCAGGGCAACGGAGAGGTATCGATCTTCAGACTCAAGTAAAATGGCAAACTATAACAGTATCAACCGGAGCGCAGAAACAGAAGAACGGAACGATGACGGACAAGCTGGATCGTCAAGTGAAGTCATGCCAGAACGTACCAACCAATGGCCTTCTGGTCCGGGAAGTCCACAGTACGACTGGGAAGAGCCGAGGGTCTCTTAATGCTGATTGGGTTGAATCCTTGCAAGGACTTGACATATATGCTACAATGATAACCACATTAGTTAATGACGTTATCAAAAGGAGTGTATATGAGATCGGATGCAAAGATTGTAGAGAAATTTTGCTTGAATTGTGGGAAACAATTGGAGCGAAAGAGGTATGGCCAGAGATTGGACGACTTCACGGTTTTCAAGAATCGGAAGTATTGCAACATGAAATGCATGGGGGCACACAAAACAAAGTTAATAGTGACAAAAGAATTGTGTCGGAGCAGGGCGAGGAAGATAAAAATGGTTCAATGCGAAGGATGTGGTTCCAGAGAAAATCTACAGAGGCATCATCCAGACTACTCAAGGCCAGAATCGATAAAAGTGCTTTGTCAAAGTTGTCATGCGAATGTCCATCTTGCCGATGGATCATGGGCGAACTCAGGGACTCGGGAGTCGAAGGTTTGTCCAATATGCAAGAAGGTTCTTGTACGAGAGAGAGGGGTCGGGAGAAGGGAGTTCTTCCAAACAAAGACTTGCTCACGGGAATGTGGTTGGATATTAAGAAAACAACGAGAGTTGATCGCCTTAGGCTCTTGGGTAACGGAGTCGTTCCACAACAAGCCTGTAGAGCGTATCAATGTTTAACTGCACCCCCGTGAAGGAGAAGAAGAAATGAAGCTGTCGGAGATTAAAGGAATTGAAACTGTAGACATCGGACGTAAGCAGGACTACGTGTACCCGGAGACGGAGATTGAACTGGACATAGAGAAGTTAAGAGCCCTTCTTAACCGTTATGCAGGGCTTTCGGTGTCCTGTACAGCATATTCTATCAATGCCAACCTCAAAGACCTGCTGGTCGTGAAAGAAACGAAATGACCCTCGCAATCCTACTAACAATTCTTGCCGTGGCTATGGCACTAGGAGAAAGATAATGCACCAACTATTCGTAGATATTGACTATCTAACATTTACAGCGTTCTTATTTAAGCATCCGATAATAATGCTGACGGCATTAGGACTTCTTGGACTGTTTTGTGGGTATGTAGGGACTGAGATCGGTATCTGGCTTGCGCCTAAGATTTATAGAGTATCTCAGGAGATTGGTTGGCTTAGGCACCAATGGAGGAAAAGTGATGAATGATAAGTCCGAATACTTCGTATCGGGAGAAATTATCTTAGATAAAATAGAATCATTAAAATCAGAAATTATAAAAGAATTGGAAAAGGATAAAAATGACAATATTAATCCTGACAATATATTTCCTAGTTGCAATAATATTAAGTAGGAAATAGGAGTTGAAATGAAACGAAAGAAAATTTCATCTAAGAAGAAATTAGAGAAACTTCTCGACGTGGAATGGTCTTCTTATATTAGGAGCAGAGATAAAATTTGCCAGCGCTGTCATAAATCAACTAACATTTCAGCACATCACGCTTTTGGACGTCGCCACTTATCAACTCGTTGGGATGTAGAAAACGGGGTTTCGTTGTGCATGCCCTGCCACCTGTTCTGGGCGCATAGAGATATCTGCTCATTTGCCGAATGGTTTCGATTATACGTTGGCGTAGATCAATACAATCGCCTGAACGAGGCGCATAGAATTATATATAAGCCTTTGATAGATGAATTGCAGTCCAAACTCGAAGTTTTAAGATCAATGAAATAGATTACATAATGGAAGCCACAGTTGTAGGAATTGCTATCCCATACGCCGCCCTTCTTGGCGTGAAATCCGACGACCATCTAGCTACATTGCTGATCCTAAATTCATCAATATAACATCCAGCATAGTCCACAAAATATCCAATAGACGCCACATCTGCAACATCTATAATTGATCCATTCCATGCCCCAGAAAGGAGAGATAACGTCTGGGATACGCCATTCACATATATTCGCCAACTTGCGGAAGAGTTTCCACCGTCAATTCGTACCAAGGCAATGTGATACCACGTATAATCATGGAGACCAGTAAGATTGTTGGCAATTATTTCAAAGACGTATGCACCTGTATCATGAGAAGTAAAATATATGTTTCCGGTCCCATGGTCTGCTGTCGCAAGATAAAGAATATTATATTTGTTCCCGCCAGCAAATGTCCCTTGTGAAAATATCTTTTGTGTAAAATTTCCGTTAGGATATATCCAGAAATCAATCGTAAATGCGGACGTTCCAAAAGCCCAGTCTGCGCTGTCTGGAAGAGTTATATACGGCCCAGTTCCCGGAAGATATAGGCTAGCCGTACCAAAACGTTGCTGGGTAACAGAAGTTGTACAGCTACTTATTGCCGTAGTCGTCCTTGTTGACGCAGAAGAATCAGTAAAGTTGCCATTGAAATGAAGTAATAATTTTGTATTGGCGTCGATTGCTGGCATTATGTCCTCGTAACTTTTAAGGATAACAAACAACGGGTTATAGTAGAGCAACTATCAACGTTGATTCTTAATGTGCTACCTGACGCAACGGCCTTAGTCCAACCCGTAAGAGTCGCATCCTGTGATTTAACAGCAGTCGCCAATGTAGGCTTTGCCGACGCTGTAATCGTATCCGCAATCGTAGGAGGATAATTGGCATATGTATCTTTCCAGACATCAATGACAATGCTACCGCTCTGGTCTGCCAATAGAGTCGCTCTGTCAATATTACAATTATATGGGACCTCAAGATCGCCCTTTACTCCTGTAGAAATAACATCTCCACCGCCATCCATGAGGAATGAGAGACATCCTATTAATAGGGCAGTTGAATATGTTACGGAAGCTATGGAAGTTGTCACATATGTCCTTGTAGCTTTCTGCGTGGCAATCTTTGCATCTGAATTCGCCGCTAGAGTCCCATCTGTATCAATGACAATAGTTCCGATACTAACAACTGACTTATTCTCGATACCCGTACCTGCCGAATTCCAACCTAAAAACTTGTCCGCCACCGGTTCGGGAACACTAACATCACTCAGAGAAGAAGATATTGCAAGTTTCAGGGTTCTGCCAGACTCCTCCGAAGATTCCTGAGAAACGAGAGTCCTTCTGTCAAGATCATTTTCTAGGGTGTCCGCCGGGAACTGGGAATAATCTTCATAATCTGACTCTTGTTTATCATCGGTCTCACGGTATACGGTGACATTGTAAAGAGTGCTGAGAGAGGGGGTCATTGTAACCGTACCACCAACGCCATCCGATAGAAGCGATACTGTATAATCAGACGAATAGGAAAGATCCGTATTCACTCCCGTTGATATCAAAGTCTTTAGGGCTTTAACATACTCGGGATGGTCTACCAGGGTCTTAAAGGAAAAAGAAAGACTATTCTGGCCACCGGCATAAGTTTGTTTTCTGGTCGAGGTAGAAACGGACATAATTACTCCTTTTTAAACTTATTAAATTCCTCTTTTATTCTAGGTTTTTCTTCTGGCGCTCTATTGGTCAATGCGTTCTCATATTTATTTTTAAATGAAGGCATTAATATCTTCTTTTCTTCTGGCGTTGCTTTGTGCATAACCGTAGCCATTTCCTCGAAGGTGAAAGATGTTGTTGTTCTCAGTAGCGGGTCCTTCTTGACATCTGCCTTTATCTTCAACGCATCCTTAGATGTAATCTTCCCATCCTTCAAAGACTGCTCTAATAAAGAATAGTCTTTGTTTGCTACGATTTCATTTCTTATATCAGACTTTAATTTAGACTTATCTGCTTGCTCTTTTGTCCTAGCACCCATAGAAATCTTACCAAGGGCTATTTCATGCGCTCTTTTTTCTGCATCTGTCATATTAATATCGTAAGGAGCCGAAGTTATTCCTACAAAAGGAAGTATCTTTGAGGGCAAGTCCTTTCTGGTTGATCTATTTTGATTCTTTATTCCGAACGGAATAAACTGGCCGGCCACATACCCAGATTCCTCAAGTATTTGTTTTATTATAGGATCATCTTCATTTCTTATCTTTGTGCCATAAAAATCCTTATTTGAAAGCATCTGGGCAATAGTGCTATTTTGAGGCCCAAACTTATTCATAATCGTCTTTCCCGGATCCGTTTTGTAATGATAAAGATCCTTCATATATGTTGGCAAAGAATCCCTGGCCGGATCCCCATTCTTGTCTAACCCTCCAGATCTTGGGAAATAATAATCTTTTAATTCCTTAGGGCCTTCCCCGGTTCTCAAATATTGATAAATTGCCCCATAAATACCGGCAACAACGGGAAGTGCGATGAGGTATGCACTCCGATAGGAAAGACCCTTTCCTTGTGCCGTACCAACTAGATCTCCAGCCCCACCACCAATTTCTCGGATTGTTCCCAGATTCCAACCTACGGATCGGACAGATGACATGGCTAAATCTTTTACGGTCTTGTCCCAGAAAAGATTATCATAAACCAGTTGTCCCATCCGATTATCAACGCTGTCCCATGCCTTTTGGGCTGTGGCGCGTAATTCATCATGCGTCATCTGGGGATTGCGTTCCATTTCCATCTTAATCATATCAAAGAACACCCCGGCCTTTTGCCTTGGGACGATATATTCCATAATAGGCTTAGAAGCTAATTCTACCCCCGCCCATGGAACTTGCATTAAGGCAGTGACCCATTTCCCTTCACCCATAGCCGTTTTGAAGCGATCAACAAAGTGTGTGGCGTAAAAAGTATCCATCTTTGCGCGACCGCCAGCCATTGCCATTACATCAGCGATTATCCTAGATTCGGGCGAAGACTCTTTCCCACGCCACGCTTTTATAAGTGAATCGCCTTGAATTATATTTGTAACAGGGGCAAGCGGGGAAGACGCTATTTCTTTGGCCCCTCCCAAAACGTCCCCACCTGCAACTTTATTTAATCCTAATGCGAATTTGGAGATCGTGGCATCCATCGAAGTAAAACCAAGATGGAAGGCTGATAGTCCTAATTGGAATTGATTTAAGGTATTTCCAGCACCACGATAAAGTTGATAAAAAATATTCTTAGATATTCCCGGGGAAAGATAATTATTTATGATCCGCGCCACATCTTCCTGGGCCCAATAATATCCTCTTAAAACCAATTCCCCGTTTTCGCCCTTGCTATATACCGCGGAAATGTTGTCGTTTATCTTTTGATAATCGGCCGGACGGTCTCCCCCAATTTTCACGAACTCGACTAGGCCCTGATCTTTCAACTCATTTATGGTTCTATGGGCCATTATGTAGCGATCCATTTCCCTAGCCTTTAATAAAACCATGTCGACGGGATTATAGGAAACAGGCTTTAATCCTAATTCAATCCCTTCTTTAAGAGTTGGTATTGACCTCTTTTTAAGGAATGATTTCCCCCCCTCATATGGGCGCTTACTAAACGCCTTTATCGCTTCTGGAATCTTGCTTGAATCTTCCCATATGTGAGGCAAATAATTCTCTATAAATGATTCAAGTTTCCCGGTCCCAAGCGCTTGTATTTCTTTTTTTCTAGAATCTAACATGTCTCGCATGGTGCTGGCGATTTGATTAAGGTCTTTATTCCCCTGATCTTTTCCGTTCTCTACTCGATCATAGAATTCTAGATTCTGATCATTAGACAACTTATTAAACGTGTCTTTTGCCTTTTCCAACGAAGACTCGGCTAGATCATGGGCGCGCGCCATCTGTCCTAAGTGTTCGCGCTGAACTTCTGCGCCAATTTTACCTTCCGGGGATGCTGAATAAGGTGTGAATGTTTTCTTGATTTCTGAAAGTCCCTTTTCAACGACATCTTTAGTTTCTGCAAAAAGAGGAATCATATCTGGATTAAATTGGCCGGATTCGCCTTTATTTTTTTCTATATTCGGAGCAGTTACTTCTTCTTTCTTTAATTTAGTTTCTTTAATGTTTCCTATAATTTCTTTTGCCGTTTCTTGTATTATTTCTTTCGGTTCAACTATCGGATCCCCATTCTTATCGATATTTAATGTTATCGGGTTACCGCTATCATCCTTAACGACTTCTTGCCCCTTCTTGATATCCTTTAATTGGGACTCAATTGTCATCGTGTGTTCCTGGGCGGTTCTATTAACGATTTCATCATGGATCGCGGGATTCATGGCCTTTATATAATCGGCCTTCATCTGGGTAACCCGATCTATAATATTCTTTGATATTCCCTTCCCAGGATTTTCACTAGATATAAAATGAAATGCCCCCATTACTCCAGCATTTAAAAGCGCGTCTTCTTCGGAAGCCCCCTCCATCTTAGAAATGGTATATGCCATACCTGATATGGTTGCAGTTGCCACAGGGATTGATGGAATTAAGGCCCCTGCTGCTCCATAAGCGCCAAAGATTCCAGCATCCTTTAGGGCCGCCTCTCCTACTTTAATAAGATCAGGTGAATCGTTATTTTTTACTGCCTTATTTAGCTCCTTAACGCCTTCTGTAATTGCCCCATAAAGGGCCCCAACCCCTGCGTTTGATGTGATCGCACCAACCGCCGGGCCCGCCGCCTTTGTTGCCACCTCTGCAGCCTTTCCTAATCCAAGCGCGCCCCCAAGACCTGCCGTTTCAAAGATAGCCGCTGTCTGTCCAGCTAAAGAGCCAGTCCATGCCGCTACGGGATGTTCTTTTATAGATGTAGAATTAACAGGCTTATTGGTTGAATCTAAGAGACCAAAAGATGCTTCTTTGGCAAGAGTAGACCCAAAGGCCCGGGCGGCATCCGGCTCTACCTTTGCCCCCATAAAGGTGGGTTGAAATAAATTTCCACCCCACTTTTCAAGAACTGGTTGGACGTTATCTTTATACCAATTGGGCTTAGCTTGGGTTATCTCGCCATACTGATCCCCGCGCACTACCGATTCAATCGTATTCTTATCAGTAACATCCGGGAACCCTATAACTTGATTTGTTTCCTTAACAAGTACGTTAATCATTTAGGCGCGACCTCCGTATTCGATTCAAGCGCACCTGTTTTAGGGTTAAATATCTTTTGAGGATAAACCTTTGTTGACCCCGGGAAAATATAATAAAGAGGACTATCCTTAGAAACAACTGCCGTCGGAACATCTCTAAGATTTGCCGCTCCTGGAATATTCTTTTTTATGGCCTCTTTCATAGCGATATCTGAAGCGTCTGGGAGTTCCTTTCCCTGTGCTATCTGTTGCTGAAAAACTCTGAATACGTCCGCTCTATTAATCTTAGAATTATCGGCCCAATTCCCTAAGGTTGTTACCGTATTCTCTATGTCTTTTCTATGCCCGGCCCCGTGCATTTGGGCGGTCTGCATAAGTATGAGCATATCATCCTTGCTCAGCTTACCATCTCCTCCACCCTGAAGGATGTTCTTAATTGCCGCCTGCTGTTGATCCCTTGTCCCGCTCTTATAAATGCTCTCCGTGAGCTTAGCAAATTCCTCGTCCTTTGTGTCCGCGGCTACAGACGCGGGTGAAGTTCCAGCCTTTAAGGCGGTAGATGCAAAATCAGGGCTTATACTTCCGGCGGTAACCATATTAGCTAGTTTTTGAGGTTCTGGGATTGTCCCGGTCTTCGCAATATCCATAGCGATACTTGATTCATTCTCATAAATCTTCTGTTTTTGCAGGTCTGTTATTTCCTTAGCCATTTTCTCTTTAAAAGACTGCGCTCTCGAATATAAAAGCATCCTATCCTTTGCGGGAAGATCCGAATAATATCCCGAAGAATCTTTAAGTTCGGAAATAACTCCATCTGGATTCTTAAAGACTCCCGCCATTGCCCCAGATAGTTTAGAAGAAATAAGTAACTTCTTACCCTGTTCGGGAGATATTGTCCCATTGCTAATATTGTTTGATATCTTATTTCCTATTTCTGAATCTATTAAATCTCTTTCATTCCCAGGAGGAGTGCTGATCCTAGACTCCTGCTTTATGTTTAAATATTCACCTAAATTATAAACATTCATTGCCAACTGTTTATGGGCAAAGTTAGCGCCTATCTTTAAGGATGCTATTGTAGAATCTCGGTCAAATTCACCAGACGCCTTTGCCCTTAATCCTGAGTTCCCAATCCCATCTAAGTTGCTTAAACTTGCCTTCTTTAACTCATCTAAATATTTTGGAGCATTATCAGGATTCTGATCTGCCGAGGCCCTGGATTGTATATCGGCAGAAGATATCTCATAATTAGTAAGAGCTTTCTGATATTGAATTGCATCACTCGCATTTTTTGTATTCTCTATGATCCCGGAAATCATATTTGTTAAATTATTATCCGCATCAAGCGTGTGCTCTTTTCCTTGCATAACAGGACTTGAGGGATTCGCATCGAAGTTTCTTTTGCTGTCGTATGTCGGAAAAGTTGCCAAGTTGCACCTCATTTAATATAAGAAGAAGCCTGATATCCACCCTTTAACATGCTAGTGAAAGCGTTTGTGTTAGCCTGACTCATCGCATTTTGACCTTGTATCCTAGACATATCAGCCGCATTAATATCGTATCTTTTCTGCTGTTCAAGATTGAATTGTCCTATCGCCTTATCAATATTAATCTGTGTAAGTGAATCAACCAAAACAGCCATTGGCGAACCTGACGGCATGAGCCCCGCGCCAGCCATGGATGCCATGGATTTCCCGATGAACTTGCCCTTAAATCTTTCGTATTGTCCGGCCTCAGTTGCTTTCTCTAGATCTATCCACTGGGCTTTTCCTTCCATCAGTGCCGCATTATAATCAGCCTGGGCCTTTGAGACTCTTCCTTCATTTATACTCTGGACGGCGCCTAATATTGCTCCGCTAATTGAAGCTGTTGCCCCAATCGAAGATGATCCAAAAGATGTACCAGAAGTTCCCGGCATATTTTTCCTATTCGTTTGTGTCCAAATCTGTTACTAGCGCTAAGATTTCTATAGGCAAAGGATTAGTATTCTCAATCATTATTTGAGATCCATAACGATAGTCATCCCTAAATGATAAATTAGGAATGATTCCAGAATATAAAAGTTCTGGCGTTCCCATAAAAGTTGTTGGATCGCGGAAGTTTATCTTATCCAGCATATCCACGGAACCGCCAATTTTAAAACCTAAATGAGAACGATTAACCTTTATGCCTATTGTACTTATCTTTTGGATCTTACCTTGTGCCGAACCGTTTCTTGCTCCAGCCTCTTGAACAAGGCTTTTTAATGTCATTGTATATGGAAGGCCTATTACAATATAGAAAGCATCGTAAGAAAGGCTTATTGACCCATTTGATACTGTAGGATTTGGCTTTGTAGTCCCACCGTCAGCAAGGGCGACTAATTCTTTTCCTTCGAGATGATCTAATCCGGACAAGTCATTAACACTAACGCCCCATGAACCGGCTGAATACGAACTTGCATCAAACGCAAGATTTACTAATCCGGAAACAATTGTTGATGATGTATAGTTTAGGATTTTTAACTCACCTATTGTTGATCCGCTTGAGTTAATAGCCCTTATTCTTTGGCCAATATCTCCAGCTGAGAAATATGCGGTATTGCAGGTTACAATGATACTTGTTCCCGCGGTAGCAGATAATGAGATGGTAACGGCAGTCGGGTTACTCGCCGTTTCTCCATAGGCGTCATAATTAAGGCCAGAGTGGACATACCAGCATTGATCTTGTCTGTCTGGAACAATTGTCGTATCAAATCGTTCTATATATCGGACTGCTGATCCGTTTATTGTTCTATTTACAACTACCCAGACCTCATCATATGGCCCCTGCAAAGAAGGAATAGTCGCAATAGATTCATAAACCCCATCTGTGGTTTGACGAGACCAGCCTTGTATCTCTTGATCGACCTCTCGGGTGAGAGTAGCTATCGTTCCATTCGTGCAGACCATCCAAAGAACTGTACCAGGATTCTGCTGATAAGCCATATCAATGAATCCACCACTTGAAATATGAGGTGAAAGTATTGTTTTATCTATAGATTTATAAGTATCAAGATCCCAAAAGTAAAATAGTTCACGTAACTTTACCGCGAACCTTTGCACGTAATAGAAAAAATTTCCTATCTTTCTTGGCACAATTGGCTCTGATCCCCAAGAGGTTTGCTTACTAGCGCTTGCATTGGTAGGCGTTAATATCCCGCCATCCCCGGCCTGTACGGTGAATTCACCGCCATAAGTACCTGCAACCAATGACTTACCTGCGGCAAGCCATTTAATATCGTTAGATTCGTTAGAGGCGAGTTGAAGGTTCAAACCATCGTCATCTGCCCCGCCATCCAAAGCAAAGTCGTTATATGAGAATGATTTAGATCCCCAAATCGTCTGTGGCTCCTCGTTCGTACGCGCAAAGAATAACCTTTGTTGATGAAATGTAAGGCTGGACGGCCAGCCATTTAAGGGACTCCAGGACCCCTCAGCCCAATTTGTAGTAGCAGATACCGAAGAAAGGGGCTTCATAACGGTTGCGGTGGCCGTAGATGTATTGGTAACGGCCGTGATCTTTACATATCCCTGGACATTTAGACCCGTTGTAGAATCAGTTTTATTCCCGCCTATCCTCCAGAGTGTGTTTAAATGGCCTGTAGTGGCCCCAGAAGGGGCGAATATGGCGGCTGTGGCACTCAGTGTTATTGATCCAGTTGTAGCGCTTGGCGTGATCGTAGTGGCCGTTAGATTGTCCGGCATAAATGGTCCACCCGTAAATGTCACATCGGCGAGTTGCCAATTCGCGGCGGCCATGCGAGTTAATGTCCTAATAGGATGTGCCACGTGACACAGATAAACAACATCATTTATCTGGACATATTGAATCTGAGGAATTTGTGCGGCAGTGTAGGTATGAACGACCTCATAGGGCGTTGTGCCAAGGGACACAACAACGGCGCCTTGAGTAAAGAATCTAAAATAACCAACGCCCATTTCTATAACATAAGAATCGGTGCGAGAAAAGACAAATTGAAGCAGTCTTGCGATTGAAGTTGATCCGCCGGTCTTACATTCCGAAATAAACTCAGTACCCGGACAGGTTATAAGAGAGCCAGAAGGCTGGATAATCCAATTCTCTATAGTTTCTGCGGCGTTAGCATATTGGGCAATATCAGACCTTCCGAATAAAGAAGGCCCTAACTCTCCACCAACCCAACTATTTTGTATCGTGCAGACTTTCATTTATTATTTATCCAGTGTAGTTGTCGTTTAGCTGTTGGGTACGTTATCCACATCCACGTAGTCTTGTCAGAAGGCATATTCCCCTTTATTCCATCATCAAAATCAATTCCCTTAATCACGACGATCGGACTTTTAGCGCACCCGTTAAACGTTGCCAGACTCATGAATAACGTCATCAGCGCTATTAATTGCATCAATCTTCGCATCTTCCTCTTCTTTCGCCTTTATCTTAGAATCATTAGCCTTAACCCACCACGTAAACACCGCGGCGGATACTCCAATAATTCCAAGAATTATCTGAAGAATTAGGATTGTCATTTTATTAAAGTCGTAGCCGTTGACCTTGTATAAATACCAAAGGCGCCAAGGATTGTTATAACCGTGCTGGCAATGGGATTACCCAAAAGATCAAAGTTGAATTGCAAACAAACCGTCTGAGCCGCACCAATTAAAGCGGTAACAATACACGCCCAAATTGTTCTACTTTTATACCACGGAATTGAAATTTCCATTTAAACCTCCACTTTTGTTAATGTTTTACAGGCCTTATCCCAACACGAACCACATATTATTTTAATTAAATATGATCCATCTTGTAAGGCGTGCATTGCAAAGTTATGGTGCGCACCTACTGGGAAACCACAGAATGTGCATTGCATTAGAGCGTGCATATCACCTCTTAAAAGACATAAAAGCAAGTCCCGTGATTGCTGCTAAGACTATTCCAAGAACAGTCCAGGCAATGGAAAAGTTGTCATCGACCTTCTTATTTAAACCAGTTACCCTTGACTCAAGAACGTTACGCTCTCCAAGATGTTTATCACATGGAATAGTTATCAGCTTATCCCATATCTTCGCAAGAGTCTGCTTTATCTCTGAGTGATGCTCCTCGTATCTATTCCAGTTTACTTCAAGAAGAGTTATCCTCTTTTCCATATCAGAAAAAGAATTTCTAATCTCTAATTCGTCCTGTTTATAGTCCGACATCTGGTAATCCTTTATTCACGAATTTTGAAGGGTCTCAGATTGCGTGACTACGCCTGTTAATTGGACGTTAAGATCATCGAGCTGTGATTGATACGTTTCATGAATAGCCGATACTCCACTGGAAATTTCGGCATCTCTCAGCGCGATGAAATCATTTTTCTCCTGTGTCTTTTGATTAGTCAGAACTGATATTTCACCATCTCTCTGAATCTCTATATCACTAAGTTGTCGTCGAAGTCGGTTAGACTGAATCCCTAACACGATAATATTTACAGCCTTCATTTGATCGTCTGTTAATTCCATGAAATCCTCCTATTTATAAACAAACACATGAAGTGCACGCCACCCCAACGAGAGTTACGCATTTCCCTAAACGTCCCGTTGAACACCAACACACAACAGTACCATCTGTTGGCGCTCCGGTTGATTGAAAATTAACCGCCCGCACCGTCCCGCCCACGTCCAGCGCCTGGCCAGGCCACGCGCTTCCTATACCAACATTGCCGCCGCCATTAACGATCAAATTACCGCCTGCTGCTGTCCAGGTACCAATGCCTACATTGCCGCTGGTTATAGCAAGTCTCGTCTGGGGAGTGGTCGTTCCTATACCAATATAACCAGCTGAATTAATTCTCAGTTGCTCGTAGGTCGAAGTATCAGTTGCACCGGTATACACAGAAAATTGGTTATATTTAATTATTGCCACAAACCCACTCCCCCCTTTGTTTAAAACCTCAAAATCACTTCCGTTGGGAGTATAAAGCATCCTATCCGCACCTCCAGAGGCAGCTGTCTGTTCAAATAATTTTGACCCTCCGCCCCAAAGCAAACCTTTTGTACCGGCGAATCCAATATTGGAATCTAATTGCACGGCTCCGTTTGTGTGAAAACTACCATTGACATCGAGAATATATTGCGGGAGCACCGTCCCAATCCCTATATTCCCCGAAGGAAAAACAATTAATCCAGGAGCAGAAGCCAGCGTCCCCGCAACCTCAAGAGTCGCCCGCGGCACCCAGGTGCCGATCCCCACGTTCCCATTCATGACCGACAGAGCCGCGCCGCCAGTGATCGTTGTGCCGATGCCGACATTGCCGCCGGCCAGGGACTCGTCGGTCGTGTTTTGCACGGCCCACAAGGCCGACGTCGCCGCTGTTGTCTGCGTGGTGCCGTCCTGGAACTTGTACGCCACGGCCCGTACCGTCCCGCCGACGTCCAGCGCCTGGCCGGGCGTGACCGTTCCAACACCGACATTTCCTAGCGAGGTCACAATAAACGGCGAGGCCGGGGCCAGAGTGCCGGACACGTCTAACTGCGCCCGGGGCGCGGCGGTGCCAATGCCTACATTGCCATCTGTAGTAAAGACTGTTGGAGTTTGAATGCTTCCAATAAATATTCTTTTCCCAGAAGATGTTATTCCAAAATCTCCAGAAACGGCATTATTATAAGTATATGTTGCGGCACCAATTCTTCCAAGATTTGATCCTGAAGATTGAAGAAGAATTAAAGGAATATTTGTTCCGTTAGAATTTATCTCTAATGGTTCCCTCGGAGATACTGTTCCGATCCCGACATTACCAAAAGAGTCTACTAAAAGACGAAATCCTGTAAACGAGCCTGGAATGTCAATCTTTCCAGCAGGAACGGAGGTTCCAATGCCGACGTTTCCAGTTACATAAAGATTTCCTGTTATATTCTGTCCAGCAAAGGAAGCCGTGGAAATAATAAATAAGCTAAGAAGTAATAGAAGTTTTTTCAACCCAGACCCCTATCTCTAACCTCTGTATTAGAAGACTACTGCCAGATGGGACGATCCTCCAAGAACCATCTGTTACCTGATCCCCGAAATATAAACCTGTTATAGTCGGATCCTGGCTTAAGTTTATATTCACCGTCACCCCTGTAACTTTAAGCGCTCCGGTATCGTCAGAAAGTAATGGATATGCAGTCTCGGAGTCTGCGGATCTCTTTGCATATATAGCCGCTGGCGCCGTGTCTGTTGAACTAAATACCTTCTTTTCATCGGCCATTACGCGTTTACCTGATTATTATAATATTTCGCTATTTCCCAAGCGTCGTCATTTGTCTGCTGTTGTACGCCAGTCTGAGCATTTGCAGATATAGCTCTGGGCAATGAAACCATGTTATAAGATTGCGCAAATCGAGACGCCATTGTATCTGAGTTTATGATCGCGTAGGATACATCCATCGCCAATTTATCGACAAACGCATCCACAAAGAAGGATGGGTATTTAGAAGGTTCATCTAAATAATAGGTGTATCTCATTCCAAGATTCTGAGTGTCTGAATATATATAGTCGCCCTCTTCGCGCCAAGTTGCCGTTGAATCACTCATCCCAAATATTCTTATAACGTCGGCGGGTTTCTGGTATACGTAGATTTCGCCCGGATCTGTCCAATCTGGCGGGTCAACGACAAGGGATAAAATATTTCTCTTTGTAGCAAAATTCCATTTTGTTTCGGAAAGTACGGATCTTAAAGAGGTCTCATATACCCGAGAAAGTTGGCGGGCATTATTACTCTGATCGTCAATATCTGTAATTGTAGCGGCGCCTAATAGGGTCAGTGCTTTATTAAGTATCTCTGTCTTTGAAATTGCCATTTTAACCCCTTCAAAGAAATGGGGAAGGGCAGGAACACATCCCACCCTTCCCCACGTTTTTAGGTGTAACGAACAACGGTCGTAATCGTTCCAGCAGTCACCGACGGGCTGGCCGCAGTGAACAGCAAGAAGATACGATTAGTACCGCCAGTCAACTCGTACGGAATATTGCTAACTGCGCTAAGCGGAGATATCGCAAGGCCCCCGAATAGTGCCGCTGTTCCGAACGTAGTAGTCGCCAAGAACAAGGTCGCATTAGTTGTTCCACTTGCGATCTTTGTCCCAATAGAAACCGCATTTGTAGAGGTCGCGGACAAACTCCCCAACCCATACACATCGATTCCCACAATCTTCTTACCGCCAGGAATTTGGGCAACTTCAAGAACCAGCCCGGTTCCGATCGTATTAGCGGAAGAATATGTGTAGGTATCAACCCACATCTTAGCAACCGTCTTGATGAAGCCGTCCGGGATAACATTGTCTCCCGTACCACCCGCATCGAACTTTGTTAAGTTTGCACTCTTAGCCATCTTATTCTCCTTGTTTTGGGCCTATAGCCCGGATTAAAAAAAGGATATACCCTATAGGTTATCCTTCGTTACACATAACAACGCGAGTTTCTTCCAGACGAACCGCGCCGATATTCAATTCATAATACACTTGCCAAGAATAGGACAGATCAAGGCGTTCATCAGTCCTAACCATAGGCTCAGCGGCCATGGCGGCACAGATACCATTCTTCTGGTATGCGATACCAACCAAGGTCGAAGCGCTAATAGCCGCGATTCTGGTGGACATAATCCAGTTAAAGCCCATCCATGTATTCAACTCACCACGGATAAGAGCTTTCACGGAATTATAATCGCTCGAAGTCGCAGCTGTCGTATTCAACAGGTTATCCAACGCCGCAGGAGTCGTCACAAAATAACGATCTTCCATTTCAACGTCGTTATTATCGAGTTGCTGTTTAACTGCAATAACACGAGCGAGAGTCATGGAAGCCGCCGACATAACAACGGTGGTCGTTGTTACAATGGCAGTGCTACCAGTTTCGCCGGAGTAGGCAGTCGTAATAGCCGCCGTGATAATAACCTCGTCAATCTTACGACCTAAAGACTGAGCGGCCGCAATTGTGTAGGCGCTCTTAGGATCGCTGATTGTTTTCAATTCGTCACCACGATCAAGCAAACGAGCATCGTGATAGTCGACCATCGTACCCATACGACGACCTAAAGAAGGATCATTATTCGGGGTCTGAGTATTGCGGGAACCTTTGATTTCCATTGCCCAAGCGCCTATTTGATCTTGATAAAAGACTTTACCGCGCACGTTGGGTTTAACAAAGACGGTGTTAATTAACTTCGAATACTTCTGCTGAGCTAACTGCATGATGTTCGTACCATACGCCTGTGCGTAGATAAGATTCTGTGTATCCAATCCCATATGTATCTCCCGTTTTGGTTTAGTTAATCTTTTCGCTTACGCTCTGCTTATCCTTACGGGGCATTACTTGGGCTTTCGTACACTTTGCCGGGCACAAGGCTTGTCGGCACTACTATCATCAAGTTAAGAGGACCTTTCGGCTTATCCCTGTCCCTTGTTTACTGTTCTAATAAGAGAATTAACATATTCAATTGCCGCTTCTCGTTCTCTTGGCGTAGATTTCTCGCTGTTATATGCGTGATTCGGATCCCTTGCAATCTTCTGCCATTCTTCTCTGGCCTGTTCTGGGGCAAGAGTGAATCTTTTCATGCTAAACTCTCCAACCTTATTTTCAGCGAACTGATCTCCTACCTTAGCTAAGAATTTAATACCACGCGGATCTTTGCTTAATGTCGCCGTTAGATAGTCGTTCATAGCCTGATCGGAACTGAACTTATTAATAACCATCTGCCCGAGTTCAACGTTTGTTTGATACGCGTCGCCCCAAGTACCTTTCAATTCATTTATGGTCTTGGACAATTGATCTTGTTGGGTCTTTTGAAAATCAGCATATTGATCAACCGCTGACTTTGTATAAGTTTCCCAAAGACCCTTGGCTTGAGCAGGTGTTAACTTATGGGCATGAGCAATCTCTGCAAACTTGCTCTTATCAAAAGAAACGTCTTTCATTGCGTCCGGCAATGCCGGATCTGATAAGCCATAACCCTCAGCTTTATCAGGTATACCCATTGCCTTTTGAAATCTATTCCAACCTTCCACGTCGTTAACGTCTTTAGGAATGGGAACTTTTTCATGTCCTAGAAGTTTCTCAAGATTCGCATGAGATTCGAGGGCCTTCTCAAGTCCTTGCGGGGTATCCTCAAACTTTTGTAATAAAGGACTATCCCTAAGGTCTGTGCGAATTCCTGACTTCCATCCCGTCGATGTACTTACTGACGTTTCAACTGGCGTGGCCGATTTGGTTCCTGTAGATCCGGTCTGGGCAACGCTATTATCCACTGATGCTTCTGAGGTAGCGGTGTTTTCCATGGTATCCTCTTTGTTATTAGTTATTATTTACTTTTTCTTACCTTTACATTTGCCTTTAGCTTTGCAAGACATTTGATCCTCCTTCCTACGATTGAAGTCCGGTTGTTCCAAACGCTGACAGCGTCGAGTATGTAGGTGTAACAGTTTTACTTAACACCGCATTGCATGGATCATTATTCTGAGATCCAACATTGTTAAAATACGGGTTAATAACAAGATTCTTTGTAACTGAATTAGTAACGTTATAACTCGTTGCACAATCGTCTAAAACTCGAGTAACCATTGATAAGCATCCTGCGGCAAAAGTGGGGCATATAGCGTCCGCCATATTATTCTCCTTCTGATTGCTTAGCCATCTCCACAATTAGAGTTGGCGATAGTTCTAATATTGTTTTTATGGTAGCAAGCACCTGCCGCTTACCGTCGTTGATGAGGGTCATATCTGGACTGTTTGGAGACCAAACAGATTGATACCAGCAACACGACTTTTCAAGAAAACGCATTACTTCCTTACCCTGCGGGGTATCAAAGCAAGCGTGCATGTTTGCTTTTAAAGCACCTACATCATTGATGTCTGTCATTTCCATATTACGGAGCCACATACCATGTTGCGAATAGTGAAGTAGTCGTGCCACTCACTGTCGTCGCAGTAAAATTATTTGAAGCTGGTACCTTCACAGGCTGATTGACATCTAAAACAGAGCACGCATATGCGGCGTTATAGATATCAAGAATAAGAATCCCTGAGCCAGTGGGCGCCGTAGCCCCAACAGACGCCCCAAAGTATACGGATCCTTGAGACGGCCCGTTACTAACAACAAGGCTTGTTATATATAGACAACCTGTAGCCGCTGAGGGCACAAGAATAACCGTTGATGCCGCAGTAACCGCAACGGTTGATTGTCCATAATTCAAATTATTTTCGATATTAAACGCCATATACTCTCCTTGTTATTGTCCGCCCTGTGATGGCGTAACGCCATTGGTCGGGGCCTTAGCCTTGGCCGAATTTAAATCTATCTCTGATCCCGTTTTTATAGCGTCCGCAGATTGTTGAATTGATGCAATCGCCTGGGCCTTTGCCGCGGCATTTGCTCGGGCTGTTCGTATCTCGTCAATCTCCGCGTCTGTCCTTAGAACCCGTGCAGGAGCGCCTACAATGCTCCAGGCCTCGTCAACAACCTTATCCATAGATATTTTGTCCATGATATCCGGGGCCAATGGAGCCATCTGAGCCACCATAGTCATGCCACCAACCAGGGCGTTCATCTCTGATCTTCGTTGTGCCTGGGCCAACTGGCTTATGCAATCAATCTCAAATAATGGATCTTGTAAAAAAGCATCGGGCGGAGGGGGCAACTTCCCTTTGCGGTACAGGATCCCAATAGTTCGAATAATCACAGGATTAAGCATTTCACTTATATATCGACCAACGGCCGGACCTAACATAGTCATCTTCTCGCTGATTCGTTCCATAACCTCGGGGTTATTCATTTGCTTTGTAATTCCATCGAAGGCTAGGAAGACATCGTTATACATCAACGCCTTTACCTTCTGGCTGTAATACTCAATGGATGTCATGCCAACCTGTGGATTTCCGTAATTACCAAAGGTGAATATGTCCTTTGCTTCCATCTTGTTCTTGTTGTAATAATTGACAGCCCTAGGGTTTTGATTGAACGGCATAATAAAAGCGTTGTCAGGCATTGCAACAGGCGGATCTGTATGTTTCATCATCATGCGTAGATTCGTCTTAGCCATGGCGTTAAGAATGCGGGCAAAAGGAAGCGCCTTCATCGCTGGTGAGAATCCCCAAGGCATGAATGGACGTTTATCAAACCTATGACAGAAAGCTGGAAATTCCATGTATCCGCTCTCTGAAATAGTAACTTTCTCTTGATGATCTATCCAAAGCACCTCAATAGGCATGTTCTTCTTATCGGTCTTGTTTATATCTCGTCGCCATCGGGTAGCGATATACATGATAAACTTGTACTTGGTATTTCCACGCTTTTCGCTGTTAAAGTCCTGTTGCATCTTCTCGCTTAAATTCTCAATACCAAACTTATCAGCGGCCTGGATAGCCGTGAATTCAAACTCAATGAAGTATTCGGATACTCTGCCCCTTGAATCCTCAACCAAGCAAATCTGACGGATCGGTAAGGAAAGAAAGCGCACATCATCTTCGATGTCATCTTCCTCAATCATGGCAGATGTTCCATAAACGCCAGACGCCTTATATGAGGTAATGATCTGATTGTAGAAATTACTCTTATTCAGGGTGTAATTGACCTGGTCCATCACATCTTCCATCCAGGTCGCGACGTCCTTATTATTCTTTAGTCCCGGACTCTTCGCTCTAATGGCCGCCCATTTGCTTGTAGGGGGCGTTAGATAGTTCATAAACCCGGAAGCCAGCACATCTGCCGACTCAAGGGTTGTGGCGTCATATAACGAATCTATGTTCAATTCCGTGCCTTGCGAGTAAGTGCGGTTAATATCCGGAGACTCAATATAGAAATAATCATGCAAAGTCTGCCAGTACGAGTCCATTGCCGCACGTTGACCCTTTAGCATCTCATAGGTTTCGATAAGTTGCTTCGACCTAGGCGTATTCATGTTTTGAGTTGAAGTCTGTTCTTCCATGGCCACTGCCATATTAAGCCCCCAATAAAGATTTCTTAGCGGTCGTAGCCTGATCAGTTAGGCCCATAGGACTTGTCCATATAGTGCTATTATCAGCAACTCTGCGACGTCTTGCATCAACTTGGGCCTGGGCCTGACTACCCGCCACTTCCTGAGCCGCCTTTGCGTCAGCAATAGCCTTATCATTGGCCGCGTTCATATCGTTTTGGGCGTTCTTAATAGCCTTTTTCTGGGCTGTTGCGTTTGCTGTACTCACAGCCGAAGTCGCAATGGTGCTAACTATAATGGCTCCTGATATCCAAAAGGACATATTAACCCCCAATTAATAGCTTTAATTGTTTTTTGGTTATTTTCTTATCAAATTGGTCTGTAACCACATCTTTAATCACATCCCGGGTATCCTTACGATCTGTTCTGTGAACAGTCACAAATTTACATTCCTCATGGGCAAATATGATTCTCTTTGTTCCTGGCTTTGTCATCTGATAATGAGGTGCTTTGATTCTAGTGCAACCTTTATCCGTAAGTATTGAAGCTTTGCCTGTTAATAGAAACAATGGGTTTGGAACTTTATGTATTGCTGTAGTCATTAATGCGTGCTTAGGAATAACGCACTCTCTTATATAATATCCATCTTCAAGCTTATGTTTAAACCCAACGTCCTTTGCGTTCATATTATTAGGCATAGATTTTAACTTGCGTTCTACGCTCATAATTCCAGCTTTAAAATCTTTGATAATAGCCTTAGCCACTATGCCCCCAAGAGTTGTTTGCGTACCATCTGAGCATAACCTGGTTGTCCCAAAGATCCGGACATGCTTGTTTGAGTCCTTTCACCAACCGATCTATTTCCTTTCCCTTTTACCTCGGCAGGAGCAGCAGGAGTAGAATAAGTTGTGTCAGACGATTGTGTTTGTGCGCTAAGGGACGGAGCACTTACCTGTAAAGTATTCTTGGATCCACCCGCAACGCTTACTGCGGGCTTAGCAAGGGCCTTAGTTGCAGGATCCATATAATCCTCTGCACCAATCGTATTTTTCCTGCCCACATTAGATAGTGCTGAAAACCAATTTCCGCTCATGCGATTCTCCCAATTAGCTTCCCAATCTGCGCCCTGCTATATTCCTTGCCCCGGTTATTAGGATTCTTTTCCCTAAAGAAATGAACTCTTATTGCCTCTGGATACGAATCAAATAAACGCGTTATAATCTTTTTTAAAACTTTCATACCCCTGGCCTGTGGATTGATGTATATATCTCCAACAAATATAGTGTCCCCACTCGGCATCAACGTGTCTTTATCAACAAACAGATACTCGCAAACACCCAACATTCTACCTTCTGCATCTTTAACCAACTCAATCATCGTACTCCGGCGATAGCAAATAGATTATCACTCTCTCTTTGCGAAAACCTAGGCTTATATTGATAGTCCTGGTTCTCTTTAACCTCATTGATTAAGCTACACGCATAGAGGAAGGCGTCAGCCATGTTTGGAGACTTGACGCCCTTTTTCCGCATATCCTCTTTACTTACAAGGATTCTGCGTCCATCGTTGGTGTACCTATAGCGCAATGTCATGAGCTCTTGGATCAACTCTTCTTGCGGGATTGCTAGCCAGCCTTTGTTAATGTACTCCTTGGCCTTGAATGCGGCCACAGTTCGAGTATTTGCAAAGTCCGGGTTATCTCCCATGCTTAAAGCCTTATTTCTGAATCCCCGGAAATCCTCACGCTTCTGTCCTTGCGTAATAAAATCAAGCGGGCCAGAGCCAATACCATCTTCGTCGATTATAGAATTATTAACTCGGTGAGTTATCGAAGTGGATCGGATACGACCGGTTGTAGCATCTAAATCTTTTTGCCCCCATTGTTCTACGTGAAACACCTTCCAAGCTAAAGCTCCAAGTTGGTGTATCCCTACGGCTGCGCTCATATCATTACCATATCGAGCAACGTCATAGCCCATGAGTCTATGCCCATATCCTACCCTGGGGGCATATTCTATAATTTTTGCGGCCATAAGATCCGCAAAGTTAAACACAAAGTCATCGTCTTCCATCTGCTCGAAGCAGTTCATTACATATTGTGCGTAATGGTTAGGCTGTTCTACTTCCATGCGCCTAAGGTCAGCAATGAAGTCTGCGGGCAGATTGGGATTATCAAACGAAGTGGCCGTGATTAGATGATATTCTTCCGAGGGCGGGTTATTCTTCCATAACTTCCAAATCCAATTGTGCCCATTTGCATTGCAGATTATACAAAGCTGGCGCGTTCCCTTTGGATGTCGCAGACGATCCCGGAGCATTGTGAATTGTTCATCGTCTTGAAACTCTTCGGCCTGCTCAATTCCAACAAACGATAGTGACATGTTCTTCAAAGTGTTTAACTCAGATCCATGCCTAAACAACAACACGGATCCATTCTTAAACTTATATTCTTTATTGGAGTCGATATCAACGTTGAAATAGCGCTTAAAATCTTTAACAGTAGAATCTCTTAAATCGGTGAATTCATTGCGGACAATTAATCCCGTCGATCCCGGGTGCATCTCGGCGTGAGACCATGCCTTTAACAAAAGCATCTTTGTCTTACCGGATCCAACGCCTCCACAAAGGCACGGGAATTTCTTGTCGGAGAAAAGGAATTTATCTTGATAGGGAAGCAATTGAATCGTCTCAGCCATTGCTCACCGCCTCGGCGACTGCTGGCCTGATAATAGATATTCCGGCGATGTTCTCAGTCTTTATTTCATGAGATGAAGAAGCGCCATCACGGATAATAATTATCTTTGTATCACCTCCGCGCATGGATTCATTCCTTGAATCTCCGTCTTGCTCATCTTTAAGATTGGAAATGATATCTAGAGTTGACTTAGTGCCAATATTCTCCGGATGTTTTTTAAGCAATCGCTCCAAGTGGTTTACTCTCTTGGCTTTAGCATACTTTCGATTAATTTCTAACAAGGCGGAGTTTTTATAAATGATTTGACCTACACGTGTTGCGGATATCTTAAATCGTTGCCCTATTTCTTCAAATGTCCACGCATCTGTGGCGTATAGCGAACAGATTTTTGAGTCCCGAATCTTGTGTCTTGTTACTATCGCAGACGGCAACTTCATGTCTTAGAAATAACAAATATTTGGGAACAAATAAAGGAAATAAGATGATATATTGTCAAAACTTTGGGAAGGGATTAAACGTTTACTCTTCTACTTGGAACCGTTCTTTCTGTTTTTCTACGCTTTCGGCACACCAATATGTGGTTCTTCCATTGACAAACCGGATCCCCGCAGGTGGCATAAATAGCCGCTCTAACCTTACATATTGGGCAAGGCGGGCCGATGGTTGTTACGGTTACTTCGGTTCTTGTATGTTTAATTTCCACCAGATCCTCCATGATTCAACTAAAGCCCTATAAATGATACCTATCCCCTTCTTTTTAGTGATATTGCATTCTACGGGCACTTCTGCAATCCTAAGACCCATCCTTCGAGCCTTTGCCAGGATCTCCAGGTCAGATGCAAAACCGTCGCATTCCCATGTGGGTATGCAATTCGATCTAAATAGCTTTATTCCTGTCTGCGTATCAACCCCGATATTGAACATAGCCCTTATATAGATTCGGCTTAGGAATGTCAGAGCTCGTCTTGATAATATCTTCTGTTCCGATTTACGGCCAACGACGATGTCATAATCTGAAATGAATGGCAATAGGCGATATAGCATCCTAGGATGAATATCTCCATCTCCATCGAGGAAAGCTATGATGCTCCCCTTGGCTTCTAGCAGTCCTTGTCTAAGCGCCCAACCTTTGCCGCGACCATCAAAGTCATGTGCAATTATTACTTGCGATCCAGGGAATAATGCCGTGCATATTCTCTTTGTTTCACAAACTCTTATCTCTCTATGAGATGGGAGAATGATTGTTAATGTCATAGGACAATTCCCATATTCCCCTCTTTCCATTCTTTCAATAGCTTCTTCGCCTGATCTTCTTGCCCTTTGACGATACTCTTCTCAGCTCGCTCAAGTAGCTTTAATGCGTTGGGCTTATGACCACCCATATGTAGAGCAGTCGCAAGATTAAGATTCAACTTAAACTCCTCAGGGGATATCTGTAATGCCGTTGACCATAGAATTACCGCTTCCTGGTATGATTTAAGTTCCCATCGTTTCATGGCTTTAACATGCCATCCAAACCAGGCGTCGGGGCTATTTAGATTTGAATATTCAGTAAGAAAGTAATCATCCTGAAATGCGTCCATATAGAACCACATCTTTGTGGCATAACAAGCAATAACCCCGGCTACAATCACAGGATGAGCCACTATAAGAGAGCTTAGGAAGAACATAAGACCCACATTGGGTTGGTACATATACCGCTCTGCAATCTCTTGATGAATCCTGAATATGTTCCCAAACTGGGCCATACAGAAGAACCACCAGACTAATGCGAAGTTTGACATATCCCACTTATGCAGAGTCAAGTAAAGTGCTGATCCTATGAATACACAGACACCTAGCCAGAACCAACGACAATTCATTGTGTATGCTTTTTTCTTTCCTGATCCTGCGGCGCTCTGTAGAAAGGAATGATAGAAGGTTGTCTTGACTGGTATAATTCCATTAACAAAGTAGAATCCCATTGTCTTAGTGAACAAGACAAGTTTTCTTGGATGCCAGGCCTTGTCTTCTTCAAACGCTTCCATTGCTATCTTATGACCAACGTTTCGTTTGAACCTAGTCCAATGAATTGCCCATATAATCGGCATCAGTAAAGCAACCCACCACGCTTTTGTTAGTAATAGCAATAACGGCGTAATAAATCCAGCGTTGAAGTATGCGCCGAATAGTATGAATATTGGCCCAAGTATTGGGATTGACATCGCCATAAGAAGAGACAGCGCTGATAATGCGTATGCTCTTCCTGCGATCCAGACAGATACCTGATTATTGGAAGGATTAAAAGCAAATAGTAGTGCGGCTACATATGAAATATCAGACGCTCCGAATCCGACATAAAGAAATACGCATACCAGTGAATGTATAAACATTGTGAGTGCATGATCTACTTGGTGAGAATGTCTGCCGCGTCCCTCGATATAGCCTAACATTCTTATCCATGCGACCGGATGCTTAGGTCTCTGGCTTGCAGGAATGTCGTCGGATGAATAGCGATAACATATCGTCTTTGAATAAAAGATAAGATTTGCCAATAAAATTATCGCTATACGTTCAAGCATGTAATAACCCTTTCTTAATACCACGAAAGGTATACTGAATATCAGCTAAACTCCTTATATCCTTTATTTTATTTTTCCAGAACTCTGGGAACTTGGCCACGTCATACAGCCTTCTAGAATTCCCTCTATCGACGAAACGCTCCCCTTCAACACAGAACTTTGATATCTGTGCCGTTTTGGCGTAACCTTTCCTAAGTAAATAATGAATTCCTTCAAAAGTGCGACTTTCTTCTTCTGCGGTCTCCCACGGGTATCCGTACATAAAAGCGATATGACTTTCAATTCCGGCATGATTTGCTCTGGACACGTCATCAATGATTCTTTCAACTCGTACCCCCTTATTTAAACGATCAAGCGTTGGTTGATTAAACGACTCGATTCCAAACAGAATCATCCTAAATCCTGCCTTGCGCATGGCCTTAAAGTCAACGTCTGCGCCAATACGCATATTACAGCCAAGTCTTGGTGGTGGAAGCCTGCAATTAAGAAATGATCTAAGCCAGTCTCCAATAGGAAATGTGCCTGAATCGTCAAATACTTCTTTAAAGCCTTGATCGTAACAATCCCACAATTCCTTTTGTACATCAAGTACGGGCCTTATATGTCTTTCTTCCTGCATTGAAGTTTCAACACAGAACGTACACTTACGCCACCAGCAAAGGTTTGATGCTTGAATATACGTACCAGGCCTATACTTAAAGTTTCCGTTTCCCTGCCAGATATCTTCTTTCCCACGCGTAAGTATCCTATCAGCTCCAGGTAACTGCGAGAATGACACATCAATCTGAGACTCTTTATGGATCATATGGTCACACCACATGTCCATACCTTTCATCTGCGAGACATCTGTTATCCAGTGAACCTCGTTACCTTGTTGCTTTAGATAAGTTGCGTACATTGCCATCTTGATTGGGAATATGAAGACTTCCTGTTCAAGTTGGCGCTGTTGCATCCTCTTATTAATTACGAATATGTATTTCATTTATAAGATTCTAATGTAATTGCAAGTCCTTTATCAAATCCTATAGGTTTCACGTGTAACGGATTCATTGCAACGCAACGTTGCTTATCCCCCTTACGTCTTTGCCCATAAATAGGACTCATCTTGTAATCGAAATGCGGAGCCATAGCATCGAATAACTCTTGCACTGATACACCCTTGCAGTATCCTACATCCCAAACCCCGGTTGTGGAGTCAAGGGCGTAGTGCATGATCTCACTAATAACGTCATCAATATAAATATAATCACGCACCTGAGAACCATCCCCATGGAATGTAATGGTCTTTCCTTTTGACATAGCAGTAGCGAAGATAGGAATAACAAGATCGTTGCATAAATTACCAGGACCAAACGGATTGAACACTCGTAACGATACGCATTTGTCATGTAATTTTCCCATCTGTTCGGTTAGGAACTTGGTCATGCCATAGGCAGACTCAGGATTCTCAGCGGCACAGCTACTTATATTAATAATGCGAGCCTTTGGATTCTCTTTAAGGACTCGATACGTGCCATAGACGTTGTTATGGAAATACTCAGATGATATCTTCTCACTCTCCGTAACACTCCTAAGTGCGGCTAAGTGAAATACAACGTCATAAGACCCAAACAGTGGATCCCTGCATATGTCTTTCCCACGCTTAATATCAATGTTATCGAATGTCCAGCCCATGTTCAGAAGTCGAGAGCAAAGCGCTTTACCAATGAATCCTGAGCCACCTGTTATTAGCGCTTTCATCTAGCATCCTCTCTTCTTATTATTTCTATCATATGTTTCGCCATGTTCTTTCTGTAAAAGTTCGACAGTTTCTTTAGACACGACGAGGGTATTAAAATGGCTATCAGGGAATAGAACCAAAACGACACGCTTGTCAGAACCCAACGGTTTATTCTTATACTTGAGCATATTTCCCTCCACAGGTTTTTGGGTGCATTACATTTTATTTGAATTAATCCTTCCGGAAAGCTTAAAGGACGCCCTAAGACTTTGAACCAATTTTCGTACATCGAGCCTTGATAGTATTCTTCTTTGTTTGCCGTATTGATTCCACTGCCAACCCTAACAGCTATGCTGTCATACTTAATAAAAGCATAGTCCCATTTATCAATAGCTTGCTTTACCACATAAGGCATTTCTATAAATATATCATTAGTAAACTTATATTTATCTTTTCGAAAGGCCATTCCGGATGGGTTACAGGAAGATTGAACGATATCTTCGTCTCGGCTAACCATTATTGGAATATGTGACGCATTATCTAAGAACTGATAGAAATAATGTCCTATTACACCAACCCTTGGGTCTTCTTTAAACTTTGTGATAATGTCGCTAACTACATAATCGTTAGTAAATATATCATCAGCGCATAGATATACAACTATCTTGCCCTTGGCCAGTTTCATACATCTTTCAAGGTTTCCACCAATACCAAGATTCTTATCATTCTTTACTATCCTAACTCTACTACGAAGAATATTGTCTGCCGCTTCAGCCATTCTAATTGTGTTGTCTGTTGAATTATTGTCAACCACCAATATTTCTATTCCATCATAAGGAACAATAGAATAAGTATTAAAAAATATATTCTGTTTCATTGCGCTTTTAATGGATTCATATATTGTCTTCTCACTGTTATACGCAGGAATAGCGATTGTGACTACCATTTGAATAACCTTTTCCATGTGAAATATATTTGGTTTTGGATTATAGTCTGAGGAAGAAAGTCCTGCTTAATCCTTATGTACAAGGCCAGCTTTATAAGCCAATCAGGCATCTTTTCCCATCTTGGCCCCAATGGGATAGCCAGCATCTTCCTCACCCAAGGATTGATTTTAGCGACTCTTTGGTGTTCTCCTGACGCGTAGACCGACCCAAGACCTCTTTCGATCCTATAATTATCGCTTTCTTTAAGATATCCTTCGGAAATGGCGGTCTTGATGATCGCCGATTTTGGGAAGTAGAGTAGTTTGAAGCAGTGGATAAGGTCTGGACTTGCCGATTTGTAGAGTTCGTAGCTTTGTGCGTTTGTGGCATCGCTCTCTCCTGGTATCTCGAATATGTGATCTACAATGAAGGTTATTCCTGCTCGTTTAATAAGACTAGCCGCCTTTAGAAACTCAGCGTTAGTCTCGTATCTATTCAAAGCTGTTCGCCTTAGTTCCTCCGATCCTGTTTGGATACCCATGTCTATGGTGTAGCACTTACACTCTTTGAGCCAACCTACTATCTCATTATCGACGCATTTGGGATGCGTAAGGCATCTGAAGGGTAAGTCGATCTCCTCTTGGTATCTAACTAGGAAGTTTACAAGCCATTCCTTATCTCGGGTGAAGGTGTCGTCCCATATACTAAAGCGCTTAGCACCCATGGCCTTTAGTTCTTTAAGTTCACGGATACACCCGTCAATGGTACGCCTAGGCGCCTTGATCTTTAGCTCCCTGGGCAGGCAATAGGAGCAAGAGAAAGGGCATCCAAAATCAGTCATTATAAATGGGTGTACTCTATGGCAGGGCGGCAACTCCCTATAAAAATCTTCTCTTGCGGGGAATATACGATCAGGATCAAATTTAAAACCAAAATAAGCACAGCCATCACCTTCAACAACATCGTTAATGAACGTATTTTCTCGTACAACATTCGGAACACTCGTAGCATGAACACCTCCGAATATTATTTTACATCCAACCTCGTCTTTAATTCGTTTAGCTATGCGTAGCGCCCATTGATAATGAGCAGTAAGGCATGAAAATAGGCAGGCGTCTGGATTGAATTTCTTTATTTGTTTTATATTGTAATCTTCAACTGAGAATGCCCTAGCTAAGAATGAGTCTTTAGTTCCACCTTGTGAGTGGTGCATCGGATCAAATATAAGCTTAACCTCATGACCGTGATGCCTAAGGTGTGAGATCATGTATGCGGGGCCAAGTGCAAAAGTATCAGCTACTACTATGCAGTACTTCATTTACTATGTCGCTCCAAGGCTCAATCTGTTTATCCGTTAACATCGCGTTCGCTTCTATTGCCATTGACTTATATAGTATCAGCTTCCATTCTCGTCGTGAACTTATAGATCCGGACCTCACGCTTCTCTTCGATGTATTGAATTTCAGGTTGTGCGATTATTGCAAACATTTGAATCCTTTTAGTTGATATTTAGATCTACAATCGTTTTCTATAACTGCTCGCATGGTTATAACTCCATCCGTAGATTTGTAGGAAGCTCTGAAAGTAACGCCACGCTTTCGATTCTTCATTCTTGACTCATATCTTTTCTGTGCTTCCGACAAAGACATCTTCTCTCCTTATCGCCTTTGTAATGTATCTTCCGATCCAGCGCCTATAGAACTTTGGGAGTTTAATAAGTATCTCTCTTGGCGTGGCAAGAGCAATGATCCCGAAGAACCAAAACCCCGGGACAAGTAAGTTGAGGGGACGAAGACGGACAAAGTTGGTAATCTCTTCGAAGACTTCTTTGTTCGTGAGCCCGTTCTTGATTTGGATGAGCGACACATGATCTTTTAAAATCTCCTTTCCTCCTAGGTTAACCCAATCCACAACCGGTGACGATACCCGGCGCTTAATCCAGTAGCCAGGCTTAGTTGATGTGGAATCGTGCACTCGCACTGCAATTGCATCGTAAGGAAGAATTGAATAGCCCCATCCGTTAGCTATAACTTGAGATGTTAATTGAGTTGTCTCTATAAACATCTTATTGCTTGTGCTACATCCTTGAAGCGCAGTCTTTCTGAATGCAAGCCCTGAGGGATTATTTGCTAAAACAATAGCATCCTTTCCTCTCCACGCCCTGACCGGGTGCCTATCGTTACCTACGAACTGGTGATACCATCTGGATACGTGTCCTATGCCTGGACGTTTAAATGCGTCGACGACATCGTTAACATATTGTCTAGTTGTAATCAAGTCATCTGCGCACATGAGTATTATGATCTCACCCTTACACGAATCAATAGCCGCCTGAAACGCCTTGCCAACCCCAACATTCTCTTTGCCCTTGATATACCTAACGCCAAGGGAAGTCCAATCAATATACTGAGTTGCGTCAGTTGAGTAGTCGTCATAGACCACAATCTCGATATTCGTATAGTCTTGATTCTTAATACTATTGATAGTTTCTAGTATTAAGTGCCCCATTTGATGTGTTGCAATTGCGAAACTAACGGTTTGCATAATAAATGATCCCCCGAACGATTATTACAAAAGCGATACCAATAGAAAGAATCGGATGCCTAACTAGCTTTTGCCACTTTCTATTTTCAACAAAAACCGTAAAACACCTATACTTTAAATCTAAGCACTTATCCTTTGGCCATTTGGCGGCATAGGCACGCATTGATTTTGTGTAGTATGCCTTCTTTCGGCAGTATTCAAGGAATGACACATCGTCATGGTGGTATAGAACGCTGTCCGTAGTAGTTCTTAGCCCCTTAATCCTCTGGCCCAAATCTGCATCCTCTGGGCCAACCAGACTTTCGTCAAAAAGGGGCATACAACGCTTCAAAATCGCTCTAGGCACATCAACGGCCGTACCTGTGAGAAAAGATCGCTCAAAGGCCCTAATCCGGGCAAAGAAAGATGTTCCTACGATGATTTCAGGGATGTAAATACTGCTATACCCTATCTTGAGGAGCCAGTTGATCTCTTTTAGCAGATCTAGGGATATAGTCTGGTCACTATCAAGCCACAAGATTGCATCCCCGGTAGACTCTTGGATCCCCATATTCCTTTGCTTGGATCGCTCAAATCCTCGGTTTATTTCTATAAACTCAACATCTTTATGCGTGGATTTATCGATAGAATCCTTAAGGGCAGATAGGTCTCTTCCGTGGTTCGCCACTACAATCGAGATTTTCATACGTCCAACCCGTCCTCTACAGATGCCGAAATTCCCTGGAATTTCCATTTGCCATAACGCCCAATCGAATGAATATCGTATTCCCGCATGGACTCTAACATCCCCGGCCTGGGATCCCTGCCGGGATAAACCCACGTATATCCGCACGGAATAATAACCTGATCTGAATACACAGCACCGCCAATGAATCCCCAATCTGAGAGTTCATTTATGATCTTGCTCTCGCTTGATACAGGAATCCCCTTTGCGATTGCTTGCTCTACATAAATAGACACATAGTCCCCACCTGGCGCCGATTCCTTATGGACATTGCTATAAAATCCAACTCTATATATATTGCTCTTAGATAACGGAATATATAACCAATGCTCTTTCGGGGTATTCGGGCCTTTGTAAGCGCCTATATTTGTAATCGAGGTTGAGTTATAAGGGAGATTCTCAGGAAGATCACATATCTGGTACAGCTTATTTAATGGGATTGTAGATATAAGGCGGTCATACTCTACATCCGACCCGTCTGAAAACTCGACAACCTTTACCTTTATAAATATCCGAGTCGCTTCTTTCTTGTACTCTATCTTGCTTGTAGACGCTAACTTCTTAATAATAGAATCAAAGCCATGTTTAGGATAGTAGAAACAATCATTATATCCCGATCCCCGTGGGTCAGGGGTCTTTGCGGGATCGTCCTGCGCCACATTGTTATATAACCCTGCTGTGTATGATTCGCTCCAGGGGTCAAAGAACATCGAGCAAAGATCCTTGCTGAATTTTCCATGAAACCACGCTTTCATAGTTCCGGGGTTTACTTCTGATTCGCTTTGTGTGAAGGTCTGGATCGGGTAGGGTAAAATCTTATTAAAATAAATTCCGGCATCTCGCTTATATTCTTTCAACTCTCCAAACTGTCTCAGGAAATCTATCGCCCTTCCATGTCCAAAGATCCAATGCCCCCCGCCCTTCTCAAAGGTGAATCCGCTCTTCCGGTATGTCATACTGATACCGCCAGGGCCATCAGAGGCTTCGTAGATATCTGCGTCACCGATCTTCCATGCGGCTGTTAAGCCTGTGATTCCCGCTCCGAGGATTACTGTTTTCACTGGAATTCCTTTTGATATGCATAACTTCGACAAGACTTGCTTTTCAAGTAATTTATCTGATCCTTTGTTAAGTCATAAAAAAATGTCATATCAGAAAGATTAAAAAGAACCATCGGGCTTTCACGAAATATCCTATGCTCCATATTTTTTTCAAGTTTGTGTAAAAAATTTCCATATACCTTCCCAAGCATCTCATCTACAAAGAAAATCATTACTGGCAATCCATGCTTTAAAGAAATTTTTTTATAACAATCGTAAGATCTTTTATCAAACCCTGTTTTTGGAACTGAGTTCAACCGGGCTTTTGTTTTTGTTTCAGCAATAATTATGCTATCCTTATTCTTTATCGCCAGCCTATCAAATGCGTGTGGGCCTATCTTTTGTGGCTCGTATATAACAAATCCTTTATCTCTTAGAATTTTGTTGACGATATCTTCTCCAAAATCGCCCTTTTGAACCTCTTTTTTCTCATCCCAACAAGCCATTTTCAACGCCCCCGGTGATAATCCCTTCCTTCTTTTCCCTCGAATAATATTCAAACATATTTCCTGCGCAAGTCTTCTTAACTAATGAATAGAATTCTACAGGCTTTCTTGAATGCTCTCTTCTCGTAGATCTAATAATATCTCTTTCCGTTGTATTGTGAAAGTATGGCCTTCCCTTAACAGCCAATAAACAAAATTCACATTGCATTCTAAGCCAAGAACCCATTCCAATTTTCTCTTTATCCCAAACAAGTGTTGCTTTATATGTAAACCCCCATCTTTCAATTAACTCTTTAGCATCCCAAATAAATTGATGCGTTGTCCATAACCATAAAACGCAATCATCTTTAAAAAATCCTTTACTGGTATTAAATATCTCTTCAGCATCTTGCTCTGGATACGGGCACGCCACCCTTGAAGAGTCGGGATCGTATTCTCTTCCATACTTCCACGGAGGGTCTAAAATAACAACATCAAACTTGCCTTCAACCTTTTTCTCTTCGATTATTTTCTTTTTTATTTCTTCTAGTTTCTTCGCTCTTTTCTTCTTTTTAACTTCTTTAGTTGGAGTTCTTTCTATAATTGCTTTCATCAACTCCGGGTCGGCCTCTGCCTCCGTTGCGTACTTTCCCGCATTTCGCACCGTTTTCTCGCTAACTCCATGCTCGGTTGCTAGGGTTTCGGAGGTTCTGCTAACTGGGTAACTTTTACCCAGTATTCCTTCTGGCCTTCCTTCAGCCTTTTTCGTCCTGTTATACCTTCTCCCCAACGCCAACCTGAACGCGTCCGGGGTTAGGTTGCGACGGGATAGTTGGTTGGCATCTATCCAGTCAGCCGCTTGTTCTTCTGTTTTAAAATTTATCCTTTTTACCCTAAAATAAATCCCAAGTTCCGTGCAAATTTTATACCTATTATGCCCATCAATAAGAACATTACCCCAGACAATCAATGGTTCTCTACATCCATCGCTTATAATGCTTTCCTTTAGCCCATTAAATTCTTCGTCAGATAGTCTTGGAAGAAGGCTTTCAAACTTTTTTATTATTTCTATTTCCATTTTATAATTCCTTTGTTTTTACATAGCCCGACTTAAACACTTATTCCTGTGATTCAGAATGTGCTGTGTTAATTGCCAGGCGAAACTTATCTGCTCGGGGCAGTTCGGACTTTCGCAGTCCTCACCATTATCACAGTCGGGGCCGAATGGTTGTAGTCGGGTTTAACACTCCGGTGGTTCCCCTTTAAAGAGCATCTCTTATTCATAGTCTACCCCCAAGATGAAAAGACGAGAAAAGACTTGGGCATAAAAGGAAAGTCCCCGGTGACAGCCGACATGTTAGCCGTCTAGAGGTTAGAGCCTCTCCGGGGACAAAAAAAGAGCGCCTTGAATTTTCAAAGTACTCGGTTGATTTAATCGATATACATGTCATTTATGTTTCCTTTAACGTCTCCCTAACGACGAGCTTTAACAACAAAAGAAATTCTACCAAATCCCGAGAAAAAAGCAAGCGAATTTATTTTTTTTCTTTCATAAAGTTCGATTCCTCGTCGAGAAAATAAATTATCTTTTTTGTTGACAATGGCGTGTGTGTGTGCTATTCTAGCATCATGAAAGGAGCGATAAATGGAAAAAATCGAATGTCCAAATTGCAAGTCGAAGAATGTTCTAACAAGGCAGTCGGGAGAAAGATGGTGCCGGAGATGTGGCGCGCAGTGGAAGCAAAAGAAAGGGAAAAAGAAATGTTCAAGTTAATTCTATTTATCTTTCTTATGTTACCAACGCTATCATTCGCTTATACGAACGATCAAATAGCAAACGCGATCTTTAAGGCGGAGAATAGCAAGGTTCACCCCTACGGGATCATGGTTAAATATAGGGTAACTACCCCTAGACAGGCATGTTTGAACACCATAGCCCATGCGAAAAGAGATTGGAATGGTAAAGGCGATTTCATAGCTTTCTTAGGGAAGCGATATGCTCCGGTTGGAGCGAGCAATGATCTTAGAGGACTGAACCGTAACTGGATTAAAAACGTTAAACACTTCCTGGAGGCCCAAAATGGATAACCTCGAAATAAATATCAGATGTGCGCTCGGAATACCTGGATCAGGTAATCATGTGATCGATCTTCAAGAAAGAATGGCAGACTCTCAAAGCTCGAGGCCTCGATGTATGGACTGCGGGTTTGATACGTGCCGATGTGATGACTATTATGAGAGGGGACGCGAAGATGAATAACGAAGAGAGAAGAAATTATCTTGGTGGATCAGAAATAGCGGCCGCAATGGGATTGAATCGTTGGCAAACGCCTCTTAAACTCTGGGCAGTAAAGACAGGTGTCGTAGCCCCGGACAACTTGGATGATGTCGAGGCCGTACAAATCGGGATTGAACTTGAGGAACCCGTAGCCAAGATGTTCGAAAAGAAAACGGGCTTTAAGGTTCGCAAGGCGCCATGTTTATACATTGGTGAAGAGCCTTGGATGCGTTGCCAGGTTGATCGCCTACTTACCGGGACGGATGAGTTATTAGAGGTAAAGACCTGCTCTGCCTGGAAAGAAAAGGACTGGGATAATGAAGAAATCCCGATTGAATACATTCTCCAGGTGTCTTGGCAGTTAATGATTACGGGCCGCAAGGTGGGTTGGATCGCGGTTCTTATCGGTGGCCAGAAATTCCGCTATAAGAAGATCCTGGCCGATCAAGAATTGTTCGACAAGATGACTGAGGCGGCCAAGGTATTCTGGAATTTAGTGCAATCAAACACACCGCCAGGCCCCATGGGTGACGATAACAGCTTTTTGGTTGAGTTATTTCCCAGGGGTAACGATCAAATGCTTATGGCATCTCAGGAAGTTACTGATTTAATAGGAAAACTTAATTTAGTAAAATCAGAGATAAAGACGTGCATTGACACCAAGGATGAACTAGAGGCGCGATTAAAAGCAATAATTGGTGAAGCAGGGGGAATTCAAACTCCTGAGTTTATTGCAAGATGGATTAATGTGAAGGGTAGCACGTACACGGTTACTAAGCCGGATAGCCGACAACTTAGAATAACCAAAATAGGGGGCAGGTAATGAACGCATTAATACCAATTGCAGATGTAGAGAAGATGGCAAATGCAGTTGCCAAGTCAGGATTGTTTGGTATGAAAACACCGGAACAGGCATTTGCTCTTATGATGATCGCACAAGCTGAAGGAAGTCATCCGGCGCTGGCGTGTCAGACGTTTGACATCATCCTTGGTAAGCCAGCACTAAAATCATCGGCAATGTTAGGACGATTTCAACAGGCCGGGGGTGTTATAAAGTGGATTAAGCATACGGATCAAGAGGTTTCTGCAGAATTCTCTCATCCGCAATCGCCTACGCCGTTATTAATTGAGTGGACAATGGAACGCGCAAAGAGGGCGGGACTTGGGGCTAAGGACAATTGGATCAAGTATCCACGGCAGATGCTAAGGGCTAGAGTTATTTCAGAGGGCGTAAGGGCTACCTTCCCATCGTCAAGCAATGGCATGTATGCAACCGAGGAAGTCGTTGACATGGATACTGTTAAAGATCCGATTGTAATTAAGTCATCGAATACAGTTGAAGGATTAAAAGAAGTTCTTAACTCTAAACCAAAAGAACTGGTTCAGGATGCGGATATAAATCAAGATATGCCCGATACAATCGACTTATCCCAGAAAGGACTCACGCCCGTTAACCAAGATCCTAGCACGCTTCCGGATTCTCTGGATGACGGAACGCATAAGAATGTAATCACAGATCCGCAGAGAAAGCGTTTATACGCTATCGCAATGGGTGCGGGAATGACTCAAGAGGGATTCAAAGAATGGCTAATGTTCAACTTTAATTATGCGTCGTCTAAAGATATTCTTAAATCCGATTATGAGAAGATTTGCACAGCTGCGGGGTTAAAGAAATGAAAATAGCTAAGTCAAGATTACTAAAAAAGTGGATGATGGAAAGGGAATGGTTCACAACTCACGACTTATCTGTTTGGGGAAGTAAAAATTGGTTTCATCGGGCTGACAGGCAGGCCAGGGAAATGACTGTTAATGGTGAATTAGAGCGTTTAAACTTAAGTCAGCAGTATCACTTAGGAATAGTTAAACCAGGGGCCAACGAAATAGGGGCATGGAGATATATTGGGGGATTAAAATGAAATCTTATATTTGTAATGATTGCGACATCTCTTTTGTTATTGGGCTTGATATTGAACTCGCAAAGGCACAGAAACCTGGAAATAGAATTTGCAGAGGATGTTTGGATAATAAAATGCGTGACAAATCAGTTGATATTAAAAAATTTGCAGAAGATTATTCGGATACGGTTCTTTAATCTCTGCCTAAAGGCAGACCCGACGTTCGATATTCTAGCCAGAACACGATCGGCAAGGGTAAAGATGACGCAACAGTACAGGGTAATGTCATGGGTGGTCACCACGCAAACCTGTTGAGTTGTTGCATCGATCATGAGCGGTGCCGTCGGTTGATAGTTTGGCGGGTTCTGTGGTTCCTAGGTAACCGGTAAGCGGATTTAGATACATCCCAAGTGTATCCCCGCCAATTAACTTGAACGGAGGATTAATGCGATGGATTTTACTGTAACTATTGAAAGGGGGGATAAGTTAAATGATTAAATCAGACCTGTTTGGTGCGTTATCTCGTGGCTATTGCTCAGGGAAGAATAGCGGTAAGACTCTTGACCCTGATTTGATAGAAGCGATGGCAGACGAAATATTATTGTTGTATTGTCAGAAAAAAGGAGATTTTATGGGAACAGAAAATAAGATTCAAGATTGTAGGTGTGAGGACAAAACTACAAATTATCATTTAAATGTAACAGCCGGACTTAAAGAACTAAAGGATCTCGAAGTACATTACTCAGCCTCTATAAAACACGACGAGACTGCACAGTTAGATACGGTATTTATTTTGTTACGAGCGGTGCTGGATGCCATGAAGGAGCCAGAAAAAGAATACACCCATAAGGATCTATTAGGTGATGCAATATTTGACATCAATAAACGCCTCGGAGAACTAGAATCAAAGATCGGTGGATCTAAGTTGAAGAGGATGGATAAGTTTGAGGAGAGGATAAAAAGAATTGAAGAGAGAATACTAAGAATACAAGATCACATTCAGAAAGCAGAAAGCGTTGAAGTGCAGGGTGAGACTTTTGTGAAGGTAGATCCGGATATGATAGCAATCCCACGTAGAGTTGCAGAGGATTGGGATGATCTATATACCATTTATCCGAATAATAATTTATCAGCTATCCAAAGAATGTTAGATGCAGTCCGAAAGGGCCTATCCAAATGACCCCGCCAATTAACTCGAACGGAGGAGAATTATGAAAATCCAAATAAAAAAATGGTTAACTCGTTCGGTTATTTTTGAATGTGATGCAGATGGAATTAAGATAGCCGTTGAATTGGCTGTTAAATCCGGGGCCAACCTGTCCGGGGCCAACCTGTCCGGGGCCGACCTGTCCGGGGCCAACCTGTTCAGGGCCAACCTGTTCAGGGCCAACCTGTCCGGGGCCAACCTGTCCGGGGCCAACCTATCCGGGGCCGACCTGTTCAGGGCCAACCTGGACGGGGCCAACCTGTCCGGGGCCAACCTGTCCGGGGCCTACCTGTACGGGGCCGACCTGTCCGGGGCCGACCTGTTCAGGGCCAACCTGGACGGGGCCAACCTGTCCGGGGCCAACCTGTCCGGGGCCTACCTGTACGGGGCCTACCTGGACGGGGCCGACCTGTCCGGGGCCTACCTGGACGGGGCCGACCTGTCCGGGGCCAA